GCAACGAGCGGCTGGCCGGACAGTGGCTGGCCCCGTGCACCGATGCCGACCGCGCATGCTTTGCCGATACCTACAACAGCTTTACCAACACCAGACAGCCCCTTTGTGATTCCCTGACCGGCTGAAGTTGCATCTTTTTTTGCTTTTTCAAGACCTTCCTGATACCCTTTTGTATCAAGCAACAGCCTGGCAAACAGTGTCATAACATCAGCCATTCTGCGCATCCTCCTTTCCTAATTTTGCAAGTTTTGATTTGATTCTTTCTTTTATGCTGTTAGCACGCTTATTGTCGTTCTCGTTTTTCTCTTCATCCGGCACATCATTGATAATGTCGGCAAAACGCCTTCTCATGACCACGCCTTCTTTTGACAATCTACCTGTATTTTCAACAACAGCCTTGATAGCGTCCGTCATGTACACTTTCAAGGCTGTCTCTTCTGATTGAACTTTCAGATAGTTGTAGCAGTGGTCGATGATGTACGATTTTCCGAGTATTTCAAGCAAATCCAGGCGAATCGCCGTTATGCACTGAAAATACCGGTCTGCCCCAACTGTGCCAATGAGGTAAAAAAACCAAGCACATCTTTATCCGAGATAATGTCAGTCAGGTTATTCAGATAGTATGCAACGGAGTAGTCGTCTACGTTCTCCGGCTCTATAAAGCAGATAAGCGCAAGCAGTTCAAGCGTTTCATCGGGGCATTCTTCCATTGCGGCGGTCAGAATGTCGTTGAAATTCTTTTTCTGCTGTGCGGTGATTTTCTCCGCATTTCTCTTTCTGATCTCGTATGCCTCATCTTCACCGGCATTTTCGGGAACGGTCTCAAGCCCTTCCACCTTCCTGCTGCGGATTTCCATGATTCTTGTCTTATCGAGCCATTTTTCAACGGATTTCCGCACTCTTGCTGTCTGTTTCAGAAATTCAGAGGGCTTGCATGTCGCAAGGTTTTTTCTTTCACTCACTGGTAATCACCTTCCTTTACGGGTCAATGCTGTAAAACGCCATCGGCACATCCTTCTGTGCATTGATGGATACATGGCCTTCAATAGTAACGGCGGTCTGTCCTTTGCCGTTCTTTGTGGTCTGGAGGGAGAATCCGGAAGTGGACAGTGCGTTCTTCAGCTCAACAGCCACAACACCACCATCCGCACGGTCTCCAACCCACCAGATAGAACTGGAAAAGTCGGTCTGTTCCAGGTCCGCACGAGGAACAATCTTCGAAGTGTTTGTTCCGTCAATATCCGCACATCCGAGTGCAAACTTGATCAGTTCGGGAGACGTGCCAAGTGCCGTTGTGGACAGAGAGCACGCCCAGGAATCAAGGTGTTTCAGTTCCTTCATGTTAGCCGGTACGTTGTCAACGTCTTCACCAAGATCACTAAACGAAGGTTCACAGGTAATCTGGATACCTCCGGTAGTGGCAGTGATAATGTCTGCATCAGCAGGTGCGGCCACGTTTGAAGGGTCAAAGCTTTTCAGCAGTACACCTGCATCAAGCTGCATTTCCTCAAATGTGCTCTGGGGAATAACAGTAAAAGTTCCCATTGTTTACTCCTTTATGTGGTCATGAAATCGACTTCGACAGTCATGCGCATTCTTTTGACAGTATCCTCACCGGAATCAAACGGAGCGGAGAATGTTACTGTCTCCGGCAGTTTTATCCAGATAATTCCGTCATCAGTGACGATTTTCACGCCACCGTAACCGATTGATTTTTTGATCTCTTCGGTTTTTTGCTTTATCCACGCCCATGATGTACTTTTGTCCCACAGACTGGCTGACAGCGTTGCTGTATTCATATATCCACCGCCTGCCGCCTCATACGTGATATGCGGATATGCAGGCTGATTGCCGTTGTCAAACACTGTCTGTTCGTCATAGGCGCTTACTCCGAAGCCTTCCCAAAACGTCTGTAATGCCTGGTAATTATCCATTGTTCGTGATGGTAAATTCTTCTGCGTTTACCACTCGCATATCTAATCCTGCGCCCTGTGGCGTTTCTTTGTCTTTGCCGTCTGTAGTTACCCGAAGAATCTTCCCGTCTCTCTCACGCCTGATAACATCGTGATACTGCAAGACAACATTCCGGCGTGTGGTAATGGTGTAAAGGTCTTTAACGCCCTGTACGGACGCTGTACGGGCTTGTAATGAGGTGTCAAAGACAATAGCTGCCTGTATAGATGCACCGTCCACATAAGACGTTGTGACGCCACCGTATCCGTCCGGCACAGTGGTCTTGTCCATGATCGTGCACGCTTCAAAAGCATCATCTAAAAGGCTCATAACTTCCTCCACGGGGATAGTCTTGCGGCAAACACACCCTGCCAGTTTGTGGGGCTTGCTACCTCACCTGAGACAGAGCCGCCGCTTGACTTGTTGTATGCGTATCCTGCGAACGATTCAGAATTGAACGGAGACATTGCTTTGCTGTCTACACCGCCGTATTTGGCCTGCCAGTCTTCTATATCCATTGCAAGCTGTATAACGGCTTGAGGGACTTTCATGGGCCATACGGCGCCGTCAAAGGTTTCCGGCACAAATTCTGCTTCCCCGTACTGCCATACCCCATTGTTGAATACAGAATCGATAATGCGTATATATTGACCGGGCTGTATAACACCGTAGGGGACAGTGATTTCACTATCCCCTACGACAATATTGCCGATGATCTTATCAGAGTCTTCGCAGAACCAATTGCGCAGGTATTCGCAAATCTCTGTCATCATGGTTTAATCCCCCGCTGTTACTGTCACGGTATAGGTTGTTGAGCCACCGTATTCACTGACCGTAATTGTCAGAGTGTTTTCACCTTCTGACCATGATGCGTTTCCACCATTGGTGACGGGTGTTTCACCGTTCAGAATGGTGATTTCCGCATATGGATCAGTGGCTGTGGCTGTAACTTTATTGGTCGCATTTGATGTTGTGGCTTCGTACTCCGTCACCGCGCTATCGAATGCCGGAGTGAGAGTTAACGTCCCAATCGTCAGCCCCGAGAGGGACGTTATGCTTTTACCGTTACACTGTTAACGGTGCCGGTAGCAACAACCTGTCCTGCCGCATTCAGTGCCGCAAGGGTCAGCTTGTGTCCGCTTGTCATGCCAGTGACGTTATCGGCAACGCCGGAAACCGGAGTGACCTTTGTCCAGCCGGTAGTATCCAGTACGGACAGATACTCGCCTGCACTCGGAGCGGTGCTGGATGCAGACTTCGCATAAAGCGTCCAGTCAGCCGGAATAGTAGTCGGAGCGGAGATAGTCAGCTTCGTTGCTCCGGTTGTAGTAGTGGCCGCCGCAGATGCAACGGTGATGGAACCGAGAGAGCCGCCGAAGGTAACGACCGAAATGCCATCCAGATATTCGGCAAACAGTGTCAGGCCGAGGATCGCGAAGGATTCGGAGACCGCTGTGCCGTAGTTGCCGTTTACATGGAATCCGACCAGGTTGGTCTCGCCGTCTGTCCTGTACTCAAGACCTGCGCGGGAGAAATCGCTGTCAGCGGGGTCAACGTAGTAAAGGACCACGTTTTCAGCCGGTGTAGCAATGACTTTGCCCTGCCCGAGTTCCGCATTGGAGAGCAGGAAGAGGACGGAATAGCCCATGAAGTTTTCGATGTAGTTCAATCCAAGCTGATTCTGAACGGTGATGTTCGCCGCGCCGAGATAGGCGTATGCATCAAGGATGTTGCAGAATCCGATCACACGGGTCGTGCTCCTGTGCATTGCTTTCCACTTGTTCAGCACATCGCCCTGTGCCATCGCCAGAGCCATCTGGAATGTAGTGCATCCCCTTGTCAGGGTGCCGGTCTTCAGATAGGCATAGAAGCGGTCAGTGACATTCTGCTGAAGCTCATTCAGGAACTCGTCATCCGTGCGCTGTACGGCATTGTCGTAACCGTACTTGTCGATTGCTTCGAGGGTAACGGCCTTCGCATACTTCTCGATGCTGATAGTCGCATATGTCTTTTCAGAGACAGATGCGGTGGAGTAAGGGATCGTTGCGCCTTCCTCAACCGCTCCGGATTCCAGGGATACAGATGCATATTTTGATTTAAGCTGTGTTCCAGGTGCCTTCCTGATAGGTCTGGTAATACCCAGAATGTCACGCAGATGTTGCCAGTTGCGGCCAAATCTCGTGACGAAATCCACCTCGCGGGCGGTGATATTGATGTTTGCAACTTTGGTTGCTCCTGCCATGATTCTTCTCCTTTTTACTCAATGCCAAACAGTGACGGATTGTCGGCAATGGCTTTCTGCCGTTCCGCAGAATCCTTGATTGCCATGATCTCTTCTCTGGTCTTTGCACCGGCACCGCCTTTGCCGTCAGTGGGCGGCTGTTTGGTGTCTGCGCCTTTGGTCTCAACGGTAGGGATGTAGTCTCCCCAATCCTCTTTGACTGCCTTTCTGAGTGCGGTAGCGTCCTTCAGCTTGCCTTCCTCATCAAGTTCAATACCGGAAACGCCCATGTACTTCATGATCATGGATGTTCCCTTGTCGGATACCTTCATGTCAGAGAGCAGGTCACGGAATGCCTTTTCTTTTGCCGTTTTTGTGGCTTTCGCTTCCTGTTCGGCTTTGTAGTCGTCAAATTCTTTCTTTAAAGCGTCATAGTCTTTGCCTTCACGGGCTTTGTTGTCGGCTTCTACCTGTGCTTTCAAATCGTCCAATTCCTTCTGTACGGTCGGCAGTGTGTCGGCTTTGCTTTTTGCTTCTTTCAGTTCTGCATTTGCCTTCGCAAGTTTGTCCTGAATATCAGCAAGAGATTCAGCATTTGCTTCAACAATCTGGTCAATCTTTTCGCTTTCAATCCCGAGAGCGGCAAGAAATTTACGTGTTAACGCCATGTATAATTCCTCCATTTACTTTAGGTCGCGGTACTTTGCGATTAGGAACCCCTTACAGGTACAAGCCAGTTACTTTAGGTTGCGGTACTTTGCAATTAATGCCCTGTAAAGTACAAAAAGAGCCAACATCCAGACGGTTACATGTCTGAACATTGGCTCTGCTTTGCCCTTGCCTACACGCTACTTTGTGTAGTGCGATATTTTAATTTGTCTGTTCTTTCATAAATGACGATTTCACCTTTTCGGACAGATATAATTGCATCTTTCCTGCGGCTCAAGATTTCCTCTATTGCCGCTTTGGTGCGCTCGTCAATCTTCACAACCAATATACACCACCTCCCGTTGACCGGTCAAGTCAATGACCAAGAAATGACTCAATAATTGCCTTGTATTCCGCTTTATTTCTGTCAATAGCATTCTTTAAGAACCTATTGGGCGCCATTCTCACGGTGCCCTCATGAACGTAAGCGGCGTACTCAGTATTCGTCCCGATGATTGCAGTGTGTTCACCTGGTTTATTCTCTGTGGTATGCGTGATTGAGTTTCTTAATCTGCCGGTGTCAATTCTTCGTGGAGGATTCTCCAATTCAAGTTTTGCATATCCTTCTGCTTTGATACCGGCAGCCTCAATGGCAACAGCAGCACGGCGTTCGATTTCATCCATAAATTCCTTGCCGTGATATTCAATATTGAAATCTGCAACACTCATTTTCTGCGGTACTCCCTTATGTAGCTGTTTCTGATCGCTTCGGCCTTTTCTTCTGGCAATGTGATTCTATTTGAACGTTCTTTTCTTGACTTCTTCCAGTCTTCATATGACATGTTGTCAATATCGGGGTCTCGCCGGTATGCCGTGGTATCCGTCTCAAAGCCTTCTATCTGGCCTATAAGCGTGCACCGGCAGTTTTTTACAATCGCCATATTGCCGTTGTACTTTTCTTTGATTTTTGGTATACTTTCATTGACAAAGTAATATCCGTTTTCAGTTTGGAGGTTATATACATGGGTCAGCGCAGGCACAACGTTAATTCTGACGATATTATCAACCAGTACATTTCCGGAAAGTCCATTAAGAAGCTCGCTTCTGATTTCGGTTTTTCCAGGCAAGTCGTTTATAGGGTACTCAGGGAGAACAACGTTCACATCAGGGATAGGTCTGAATCTATGTATGTCCGCATGGCTCAAACATCTCCGGAAGAACGTAAGCGACTTGCAGAGGCGGCTCACATTGCCAAGCGTGGCCGTGCGAACACTCCGGAAATGCTCCATAAGCGTGCCCTCGCACATAAGCGCTTTATCGGCATCTTTGAGCAGGAATTTATTGATGCCATCACCGCAAGCGGTATTGAGGTTATCCCCCAATTCCCTTTTCTTAGCTACAACCTCGACATTTGTTGTGGGAATATCGCCGTGGAAATTGACACTCAGGGTGGAATCCCTACTCACAATCCCAGAAAGCTTAAAAGAATCGTGGAATGCCTTCATGGTGGAATGAACATGATTTATGTTGCGCTCCCCAATAAATGCACTTCCGTTCCCGATGCTTGTTACGAGCAAGTTATCTCCCTTATTAAGGAGTGCCGCACTAATCCACCCGTTAGGTGTCAATATTGGGTGATTCGGCGTACAGGTGAAATTCACTCCACTGGCAGTTTTGATTTTGACAACCTTCCCGAAGTATAAATGCTTGTAGCTTCGTTCAACGCCGCAATTTGTACCGAATATTGTTTTTCCCAGAAAGCAGTTATACGTCAGGTGTCCTGCGGCTGTCGGATCACCAGGAAACATGATCTTTTCACCGGAAGACGGAACGACAAACGGCTTGCCGATTTCTACCCTTTGTCCATCAAGTTCCCTGTGTTCGTATCGGGTTCTCATGTCAAGAGTAGCAACCCATTGTTGCTTTAGCCTGATGCCCATTGTCTCCGCTCTCCGGTACGCATCAATCCGGCCTGCGTTCTCTGCACCGGTCATAAGAGTTCGGGCATTGCGGATAGCAGCTTTTCTATTCCGCTCTCCCATTTCCTTTGACAGCCTTGTTGCTACCTTGGAAATGCTCTCACCTTGCAACATTGCCTGCATTGCTACAGACTGTAATTGCTTTTGATTCCACAAAACATCTTTGCTTTTCTTAATGCTGTACAGTTCACGCAGTTTTTTTGCACCAGGAGGCGGTAACATTCGGGGATTCTCACGAAACATCCGCTCAACTGACTGCCGGTCGTAAAGTGTATAGGAAGTATCAAGCCTGCAACCGGCTTCTATCTCGTATGTGGCATAGTTATGATTGATCGCATATACTTCCGGCTTGTGACCATTAACAATACTGGCTGCTATCTCGTTTGTGTGTGTCAGGTCTTCGGCAATGTTCTGCTTTAATTCCTTCCACCTTCGGCCCATGATCATCTGACCGGTGCGCCACCTCTTGTATTGTTCTTTTGTCTTCTTGCCGGTTTTAACCCATTCCTGCCACTTTTTGTCTTTTATCTCAAAGCGCCTGAAATAATCGTCAAGTTTTTCGCCGATTTCCTTTTGTGCCTGCGCATATTCTCTTTTCAGCCGCTTTTCAATCTTCTCTATAATGCGGTCTGTTTCATCATGCGCATAATCACTCATTTACCTTTTCTTCCTCTTCTTCGGGCTGTTCTTTGATTGGCTGTTCTTCTTCGGGTTGCTCTTCTGCCTGTTCTTCTTCTGCCTGCCGGAGACGTTCAGCCTCTTCATCCTTCATCTGTTCAATCATGTCATCTGCCAAGTCACCGTCACCGAGAAGTGTCAGGAGTTTCTTTGTGACATAATCATCCGTAAAGTGGTCTGCGGCCTGTAGGACATTGCCTATCTGTTCGCCGGTATTGCTGATCTTTGACCGTGTGAGAGTAGGCGTGTCTTCGATGCCGGTGACAGCCATGATGCCATCAAGGAACTCAAAGACATTATCCTCGTATTCACTGGCTTTCTGATCAAGTGATTCATAAGCTGCATCAATCTGTGCGATTACTGCACCGGAGGACTGAATCTGTTTTGCATCAAACGCCTTGAACGAATAGAAGAGCGCTTCCCTCAATTCATTGAGCAGGGCAGTTCTGGAAGAATACGGAGCTTCAAGGCTTCGGGGTTCTGCGTGTGCACCATTTCCGCCGCCGGTAAAGGCTGTATGCAGTGTCTTTACTCGTTCAACGAATTTTGCCAGGTCAATCTCATGCATACCTTCCGCATTGGAGATAGCCCAATAGATATAACTGGCTTCTTCAACCGTATTAGCAAAACCGGATTCAATCAGATCATAGCAGTCAATCAGTTCCTGCCTGCCTTCCAACTCTGACTGCTTGTCAATGCCGTAAAGCGGAACAATAGGGAAAGTAGGATAATTACGCCCATCATAGAGAATCGTTCCTTCCGCTTCTGTTGTGACTGCAATCTGGATATAAGCACGCTTTTCTTCTTTCACTACACCGGATTCTCTGCCGTCTGTGTTGGTGTTCCACTCGTAATCAGTGTAGCCGTCAGGCTCAAACAGTGTCGCCCTCAACGGTTTAGATGCATCGAGACGCCAAAACCGGACACCGGCCATAAGCGCACCGTTTTCCTCGTCATACAATGGAGCAAACTCAAGGAAGCTGTACGGCTCAAGATGGTCAAGATTCCAGAATCCGAATGCTGAACCGTGTACAAGCGCATAACGCGACAGCTTTTTCACCTGTACATCAAACTTGTCACCGAGATTGTCTTTTGTTGTGTCTTCCTTCCAGGTGATACCGTTTGAGAGCAGGTATTGATTCAACTGTGCTGTAAAGTAGTTGAACCAGTTAGACCGCAGCTTGTAGTTCGTAGAGTAGTTATCCGGAATCTTCTTGCCGGTAACGGTATAAAGAAGTTTCTGGAAATTCATGATCGTTTCATTTCTGCGCCGGTAATAGGCTTCTGCGGTCTTTGCAAAGCGATATTCCGGAGAAGACTCATGTGCGCTGATGATAGAGCGCACAAAGTTCATTTTCTCGTTTTCCGGTATCAGGAGAAAATCATTATATGTGTACAACTTTCTTTACCTCACATAAATACAGACTGCATTTCTATTTCAGTAGGTGCGATATGTTTTGTCTGGACAAAGTAGCGTGTTGAATCCATTAAATGGTCTTTAATCTTTACCGGAGCATCTATGTCTTGACGGTCTTGCCAGACATAACCCTGTGCTTCCATTTTCCAGTTTGACAGTTTCGGTGATATCTTGATTCTGCCTGCATGTAATGCCCTTGCCGTGTTCCTGATACCGTCAAGCACATCATTGTAAGCAGGCCGAACCATGAATATTTCCTTTTCTCTCAATGCGGCAATGAATGAAGCAGCAGACGGGTCAACAATCGTTTCTATCTGCGTTACACTTCCTTCTGCAAAGATGGACGTTTCTTTTTTGACGTACTGCATAAATGGCTTTACAAACGCCAACATATCCTGTACATACTGTGCATCTGTTTTTGTGCCGGTGATCTCTTCACGGCCAGAGTAGTAATACTCTTTTACCGCATACCAGGATTGCCCGTATTTCCCCCACAGAATGGCTGCAAATGCGTTCATTGTGCCGTAGTCGATAGATAAACAGTAATCTTCCGCAGGATAGTCAGGAGGGCTTTCTACGCATTTCTCCCAAAACGGATAAATAAGACCTTCTGCAAGCGCCCACAGGCCCTTTATATACCGGTCATAAAAGACAGTACCGTGGTATTCATAACATAAATTACGGACAACATTCTTGTCGATGAATGGATTGTCAAAAATTGTGTAGTTCTGAATATACTTGTCTACATCGTCACGGTCAAGGAACCCCTTTAGCCAGTGGCCGGGGTATTCAGGGTTGCAAGCGCCGTCAAACATTGAATAGCTTTTATCCAGACGTGACTGCAACATAACAAACACGTCACGATTCCACTTTGCTATTTCATCACCATAGCAATACTTGACAGAAGAACCTTGAATCTTTGCTACCTGTGATACCTTTTCAGCACCAAGACAGTAACACGGCACTCCGCAGACCATAGCGACATTACTGCTGTTTATATTGCCGACAACTGCATCGGTATATATCTCCCTCATTGGTTGAAGGACATTTCTTTCAATGGTTGACTTCGACACACCGAGGATCAGGTTTATGCCTTTTTCGTCTTTTACGGCCCTTAACCTGTGCGGAATGATGTGCGCTACATCCACATAGGATTTGCCCGAACGGACTGCACCTAACCGACTTTGAAATTCCAACGCTTGTCAGCACATCTTATGTACTCGTTCTGCTTGTTGGAAAATCTAAGCCCCATAGCACCACCTCCTTCCCGTACTGTCCTTGTGCCTTCCGTTGAGGTAGCAACTTATAGAGCATTTATTGACACCTGTCTTTTCAGATGCCTGTTTCACGCTTTCAAACATGCGCTCTTTACCGTCTGGCTCAATGAGCAACACCTTTTTGAAATGGGTTTTATGGTCATAATTGCCGATTCCAGGATTCTCCGGTTTTGTGTAATCCTTGTCAGCATATTCCCATATATAGCCCTTGTATGTAGCACAGCCGACACCGATACACGCTTTTGTGATTCCCTTTCGTGATATACCGAGTTCCCTTGCTGCTTCCGACTGCGCTCCGAATACTCGCAGGACTTCTTTTGTCACAGGGTCAATCATCTTCACACGCTGATGGTTTGGATGTTCTTCACCGTACTTGCCGAGTATAGCATCACATGTCTTTCCACCTCTTGCGACATTGTAGCCGTGTTCAGGATCGTTTGACCTGTACTCGGTTATATAGGCAATCTCATACCGGCAGGCTTCCTGCTGTGTCAGGCCGGTTACAAGTATTTCATGCGTGAAACTTACCCATCCGTATTCTTTTATAGCTTCACCGAAACATGTCTTGTCATAGCCATGCCCGTTCTGCCATCTTCTTTCCGGATTCTGTGAAGTCATGCCGACATACCGCTTGCCGTTCTTTATGTTTGTGTGGCAATAGACACAGTATTTATTCTGATTCTGTGAAGACATCCTCTTCCCTCATATACTCCAATTTATCCTGTCCGTTGGCGTTCCTGATATTCTGCGCAAGAATAGCATCAAGTTTTTCAAGAGCAGTTGTATCGGCTTCAATGACCTGCTTTTCTCTCCACTTGTCCGGTCTCCGGTTTTTCAGCCAGAATATCTGTGCTAAGACCTGTGGTGGTATATAGACTTCTTCTTCTGCATATTCAATATGCTCTTCTACATACCTTCCTTCACCTACAACCTGTCTTTCCGTCTTGACTTTAATTGGCTTGCGGATGATTTGTGTGTGACCAAGGGCTGATGTCAGGAGAGCATTTTCTACTTCAATATCAACAGGAGCCTTGCCTTTTTTTAGGGCATCCAGTAATTGCGGATATTTGTTTTTCCAATCCGCTAAAGAACTGACACTGATGCCCATATTGTGTGCAATCTGCGCTTCTGTTAGCCCGTCCCTTGCCCATCCTTCGATTCGGAGTAAGCCATCTTGCGTAAGCCACTCCTCATACTTTCCTTTTCTACCCATGTTTTACTGTTCCTTGATATTAGATAAGGCAGTTTTCACATAATCATTTCCGCTGTATCACTTTCATGCACGTTACTGAACAGAATGTTTACTTGAAATAAACACAAACAAGTGATACTATAGAATCAATCAATTCCCAACTGCCTTGTGTCCGGTTAAATCCGGCATGAGGCTTTTTCTTTTTCCAGAAATCCTTTTATTCTTTGGTAATCGGTTTTTATATCTGTAAATCTGTTTATCTTCTTTGCATATCCGACATTATCAATCGCTTCTTTTACAGTCAGTGTGCCGTATTCTCTGACAAGCGAAAAATATTCGGTATCAGTCAGGTAAATATTCTGCTGATTACCATGTGGGTGTTTTTCTCCATTCCCATTCCCGTACTCATTCTCATTATCGGTTTCATTCTCATATTCATTATCATTATCATAATGCTGACACTTGCTAACACTTGTCGGCATTTGGTAGCAAGTGCTACCTTTTGCTGAGTCTTGCCGGAGCCTGTTTGCTATTTCCTTCTGAATCTCCGGCATATCTGAGGTCATATCCAATAATGCACGAGCGTCCTCGGTATCCATTTCAGCAATATAGATTTCCCTTGCATCGGGTGTGGATCGTTTTAAAACGCCTTTCATAGCATTCCTGCGCTTGTTGTTGCACGATTCCTCATACTTCCGGCTGTTTTCTTCAAATGCCTGTTTCAGCAGTGCAAATATCGGGGATGAAGGCTTTATATCTTCTCCATCTTGATACCGGCATACATCTTTCATTAATCTTCCGAGTTCCGCATCATCCATTTGGAGAAACATCGGACTCCACGACCTATACATCACATAAGTATTTTTCTTATCAATTCCCATTGTTTTTTTCCTTTACTGTGCTTCAAGTAACCCGTCTATATAGTCGAGCACCTTTGATATTAAATAGTATCTTTTACCGCCTACACGAAACTCCGCTCCGGATTCCTTTGCGTATATTTCCGCTGTTCCCCGTCCGCATCCAAACAGGTACATCAGCCCTTTGAAATCAAC